CGTATGGCTATGATCTCCATCTATAAAAATTAAGTCATATTTGTTTTTAAATTCATCTTCATGTTGATCTAAAATATTATGGTTTAAACTCGTATAAATAAATCTAAGAGGGTAAGTATTATTAATATATTTTATTGAGTTAGATACTTGGTCTGTGGGTTTTATATCTATGCTATGTAATGTAGCCTTACTCCCTTCTAACCACATTATAGCACTCATTCCCCTATTAAACCCTAATTCTAAAATATTAGAGGGGTTAACTTGATTACATATGGATTTAATTGAGTCCAAAGATTCAAATTCTAATTCTCCGACACTAAGTGGGGATAAGATGTTGTTTTTTAATTCGTTGTATTGTTCTATTGTTTTCATAATTATATGTTTTTCCAGTTTGTTAAAGGTGTTAACCAAGATGTTTCACCGTGTGTTGAATATCCTGGTATAGAAGATATTAATATGTGATTATTTTCTCTGAGTTCCAAAAACATATTAAAATCTCTGGGATAGGTTCCAGTCGTATGTTTTCTTAAAATAGATTCTACTTCCCTCAAAGTCTTTACCTTAGAGGCAAAGGTCATTGTAGTACTGTTTGTTATCTTCCAATGGGTAGATTGTGTTAAATATACCCTAGTATCTTCAGCCCCACCAGTACAGTACTTATTCCCTCCTATTGAAGGGTCTAGGTATTTGTCTGGATGGTCGTATAGTGAAACGAACGCTGCCCCCAATTCGAATGCTTCTTTGATTATTTTTTGGGAAGTTGGTTTGTGGAGATAATCATTTTCTATAAAATAAACAATTTCATCATCATCATAGGTTAGAGCTTCATCCAGGGCCAAATTAAAAGTTGCTGCTCCATTCCCCTCACTAACATAATATATATGATCTATGGATTTATATTTTTGAATCATATCACTAGTCTCCTTGGAAACATTGTCGGCTATAATAGACCAATCTGCATCTTTAAATATCTTAGTAGCATTAGCTAAGCATGACTCATTATCAATATAATCAGGTTTTACTTTATTATAACCTGAGTCTGATATTCTATATATTATCTTCATTATTTTTTCTTTATTAATGAAGTAATACTTCTATACTTAAACTGTGGTTCTTGGTGTTTATTAAATTTGTTATGGATTTCAATATAATCAACACTCTGTTGTATATAATGGTTTTGATTCGGGGTGAGATATACACTACTAAAGGATTCCATTAAATAAAACAAAGTTGTATTTTTTCTATTTTCTTGTATCTCCAATGCTTTTCCGTAGAGTGGAAAACCATTATCCACTAATGAAGTATGTAAATCTTCTATAAAAAATAAACCACCAGATTTTAAAAGGGGGAATAAGTATCCTAAGGTAATTTGTTGATCTAACATATGATGACTGCCATCATCCAATATCATATCAAATTTATATCCTTTATCCTCACACTCTTTAACAAAATTTTCTAATTGGTCAGGTTTTGATTGGTCTAATTTAAAAGTAAGGACTCTGTCATTATTATGCTCCGGTTTATCATCAATATCTAACCCAATGATGGTACTATTGGGTAAATACTCGTACCAGGTTTTGAGAGATTTACCATCACATAACCCTATTTCTAAAATTAATAACTCATCATTTTTAATGGGTTCTAAATACTTTTCATAGAAATCAGCATATGAGTGTTTGGGGCCAACCTTTGTTCCCTTATCTGATTTATATTTATTAAATAATTCTTCTAATGTGCTAGTCATATATAAAGTTTTTAATTTTTAACCATTTAATACCGTCATCGGTTTTGAATTCCTCTAACTCGGCATTTACGTTTTTATAACCTAAGTGTAGGTTGTTTTTTAATTGAGATAGAAGGGTGTGATTATTAATAAAATCAACATCACCATCTTCAGGGTAGTTGTGAGTATGATATAGCCCATAAAATAAACCTTCTTCATTCCGTTTCCATGTATATCCTAACAATCTTAATCTATCCCTTGTATCATCATCCTCTTTCCCCCACCCTATATAATATGGGTTTAAACCATTCATCTTATAAAACAAATCTTTATGTAGTACAAATACTCCACCAGAATGGTCTCCAACATCATTTATAAAATTTCTATACCCCCCCGGAATATCATTTATATCTCTTGGTTGGTTATCACTTCCTAAAAACAATACCCTGCGAACGGGGTATAAGGGGGTGGTACTATCAGTATAGTAATTAACATTAATTTCTGGGATGTAGTCTACATCGTGGAATATTAATATGTCACCGGTTGATTTAGAAACTGCTAAATTGTATAATGAGTTTTTTTGGAATTTATCATTATCGTCTTGCTCTGCGACTATTATCTCGTATTTTTTATCTTTAAATATTTCTTTTAATCTTGGTAATAGGGTGGTTAGATGCTCCACTCTATCTCTATAAGATATTATAATAGAATACTCCATTATAAAGTAGTATCAAAATAATGTTTCAATTCTGGTATTCTGTCATACTGGTGGACGAGACAGTACGGTTCCCCCTTTTTATTTTTAATAATATTGTCCTGGATGTCTGCATGGGAGTCTAGAGTATTAACAATTGCTCCTATTTGGAGGGCCCATGAGTCGTTATAATCAACCCATTGACACTTCTCTTTAAGCAAAGTTGATGTAAGTATGTTAAAGGAAGGTTGATCCGCGTGTCCTATATTGTTAGACATTAAATATAATGTGAGACAAAAGTCTTTACATATTAAGGCATTAATGGCAAAGGTACCTACATTGCAAGCGGGTCTTTCTTTTAAAATGTATTCATAAATGTAAGGTCCGTAATTAATTAAAGCATTATTNGTATTCCAGGGTTCATTACTATAGGTAACTCCTTCTGATGGAACTAGTATGTCTTTAGTCATATTCGAATTTAACCATATAGTAGGATCTGTTTGGAATATTACATCTCTTCCATCAGTAAAGATAACTCTATTATAATCTTTATCAGATTTAGTTTCTGTTAAATATTGCCATAAATGAAACAATCTAACATTGTGTACTAGTTCATTAGCATTAGCGGGTGTAACATGGCCTGAATGTGTGATGAAGGTTGATTGTTCTTTTCCTTTGTAATTGTTGTTAGGTATTACTACACGGCACCCTTCATCTTCTAATTGTCTTATGAATTCATGGTCTTGTTTAAAATTATATGCGAGTACTAGTATATCTCCACTAAATCCTGTGTTTTTTAGAGAGTTTATCCAATTTTTTACATCTACCCAGCTATAGTTTTGGCTTATGGTGGTTACTACTAAATCTTTCTTTAAGTTTTCCATTTGTTTTAGTTTAATTTATTTTTAATAAGGTTTTAGAAAGTAATGGTAATCCCCTAAATCCTCAAAGGTATATTTGATTGGTAGTTTCTCCATCACATCTTGAATTTTAATATCATAGTGGACTTCTATTAGTATTTCGGGTGAAAAGCTTTTTATAGTTTGTTCCATCCCTTCTAACGCAAACAATTCTTCTCCTTCTACGTCGATTTTTATAAAGGTAACTCCTTCGAGTTTAAAGGAGTCTAATGTGCTTACTTCTACCTCTCCTTCCTTTGAAACCATCCTACCAGTTCCAGAGTTATACCCCATAGAATTTTCTATTGTCGTAAAACCCACATAGTTAGATAGAGCTATTTGGTAAACATCATCGTTAGGTATATTTTCTTTGCATATGATATAATTAGAATGAACGGGCTCGAAGGCATAAACCCTTCCCGCATCACATATGTTTTTAAAAAAGTAGGAATGATTTCCGACATTTGATCCAACGTCAACAACAACTTCAAAGCTCTTAACCTTGTTTTTTAATTCAGTTAGTAGGGGTTGTTCAAAAAAAGTCTTAGACATCGCTACCTGCTTATAAATCCAGTCATCAGCATATGATACTGTGTGGGGGGAACTATTATAATATATTTCTAGTTTATTCATTAGTCTTTTTTTATAAATAATATATCTTCTTGTATGAGGGTTTGGGAGATAGGATGGTTACTAAAACCTATTTTATCTACAGGTTTAAAACCTATCGAATCCATAAAATCAAATACCTCTTCTTTTAGGGGGGAGTTATGGTTGTAAGGAACTAGTGAAACTTCCAACAATATGCCTTTTGCTTTTGCACACATATTAATTCCACCACTAATAATGTCTAACTCGGATCCTTGGGTATCAATTTTAATCAAATCAAACACCGAATCACTTTCAAATAAATCATCAAGTTTAACACCAGGTTCTTTTAATACCTTAATCTCATCATCTGAGTAGAAGGGTGTGAGTTCCCTATAAGTGGAGTTTCCGGTACAGGTTGGGTCGTTTTTTCTTGTGAAGAAATCATATTCAGCATTATCTTTTGCTAGTAATCCTATATAATAATCACTTGTTATACCTTTAAGGTAAGGTTCACATTCACTTGAAGCTTCAATTGAAAATACATAACTCTCAGGGAAACTTTGTTTACATAAAGTGTGGAATTGACCCACATTGGCTCCTATATCTAATATCCTATGGGGGGTAAAATGACTTGAGATTTTAAATAGATTCATATAGTTTGTTTTGTTTTACTTGCTTTTCTATTGTTTTAGGGTGGTATAAGGCCCACTCTTCAAGATAGGGCAAATCCGCTTTAGTAATATACCCATCTAATACTTCATGGACTTTATTTTTCCATCTAATTTTAGGATCATTTTTATAAATTCTCCACTGTGGGTCAGGCCAATTAATTTTTCCATTATCACTTACTATCCACCCCCACTTATCAATGTGTTCTTTAGTTAAACCCTCTACAGTATTAACTCTAGATACTCTTAATACCTCAACATCATTTAGTTCTAGTACTTCTGGGAGATGGTTGATTAATGTTTTATTAGGTATTTCATCAGCATCAATTTGAAAAATATAATCTCCTGTACAGTTGTTTTTTAAATTGTTTTTAAAATCACCAAAGTGTCCATTCAAATCAAATTGTGTGTATCTTACCAATTCATCGTGTTGTGATACTTCTTTACAATATGCTTTAACTTTTGTATCCGGTAAACCTTTAACACTAGCACGACTGTCTTGTTGTATAACAATTTCATCTTGGGAGCGTTTATTCTCAATTAAAAACGTTAATAAACGTTGAATTTCGTCAATTTCTCCATTGACTGTAATTGCATAACTTATTTTCATATGATGTTAATATACGAATTATATTTCAGGCTACCAAATTACTCTGGTAAGACTCCAATGTAGGTTAATGCTTCCATGAAGTCTCTTTCATCAAACATCTTCATAGTAGTCATATCCATTCTATGTTTATAATACTTGTTCTTTTTATTTGGAATTGGATATTTTTCTTTTTCTTCTTCTTTTACTTCAATAGCTTTTACAGCTGACCACTTCCAATTTTCTGCATTAGAACCATTAGCAAATACCATACCTTGCTCAAGTAAGTTTATTGTTGATGGTAACCATGATTGTCCCTCCTCATCTTCATAAATTAAATCTTTATAAAGTTCAGGTAAACCTTCAATTTGTTCTTCTAAAAATTCACCTTCTTTTTTCATTAATGAGTTGCTCTGGAACCCACATCCATAACACATGAAATTGGTTATTTCTTTGTTTATCTTTTGTGAGTAACATGCATCTGACTCACATCTTGGACATTTTTCTAATTTGTCTTGATTCATGATTCTACTTTTTTAAGTTTTGGGAGTTTCAATTTAGGGAGTTCTATTTTTCCTGGTTTATTTAATTTTGGTAAATTTAATTTAGGTAATTGTAAAGGTACCTGTTTAGGAGAAGCTTTAACATTTTTCTCCAAAATATCACCCAACAANTCCTTCATTTTTGTATGTGTAAAATTATCTTTACAATACTTAGCTTGAATCTTAGAATTTGGTAAAAGTGTTTTATATTTTTTATAACTATCCTTTAATACTCTTCCCAATGACATTGTGTCAACATCAAACCATTTTGAGCCTTGTATTAACCATTTATTCTGAGCACTTGGATGAACATCACCTAATGTACCTTGTAATAAAGTAGACATATTAGGTTTTAAGAAATCCGTATGACCTGACCATCCTGTTGTTATTATTGGTTTTTTAGTTTGAGTAAATTCTAGTAATGGTCTTCCAAATCCTTCCCCTTTAGTTAAACTGACCATCGCTTTAACCTTATTGTGGTTGTATAACTCATTCATTTCACTATCAGTAAATTCACCATGAAGTAAATAAACATTAGGTAATTTGCCTTTTACTGTTTTCTTTATGTCTTGTATTTTCTTTAATGTAAAATCTCTATCCATGTATGAAGTTCCACTATGGCAAGTTTTTAAAATTAAAGCAGGTTGTTTTGGTTTATTTTTAAATGTTTCACAAAATGATTTAATAAGCAAACCTACATTCTTTCTATCATGCCCAAAATCACCTTGTATCCAATGACCTACAAATAAATAACAAAATTCTTCTCTTACTCCAGATAAATCCAATTCAGATTTAACAGGTTTGTAAGTTTCCTCAACAAATCCCTCAAATAATACCTCTGTTGGCTTGGTCAATTCAATATTACCAATAACTTGATTAGTATTCTTATCGTGTTTTTGGAATTTACTGTGTTTTAAAACATCAATACTGTGGTTTGAAGATCCTAATATTAAATCCATTCTATTACACCCCTCAACCCAATCAGCAGGTGCTACTGTTGATTCAATTCCTGCTGTAACTCCTATGTTATAGTTTCCTTGGGGTTGGAATTCATTTGGAATTGTTATCTGCATCCAAACATCAGGTCTAGGATATTGTTGGTTGGGTTGAGGTTGAAATAGATGTTTATTTAGAAATTCCCACTCTGGGTGATCTTCAATAAATCCCCAAGGTGTATTTCCCCATCTTTGGGGTATGATTTTAACATCATATTTATCCAATTCTATTACTGCTTTTGCTACATCTCTACCTCTTGAACCATAACCTGAGTAGGTATCTATTGGGCAGCTTATTATAAATTCTGGTTTACTCATTTTTTAATATATTAAGGCGTGTGTTTGTACTTTTTTAATGTCAGTATCTGTGTTAATTAATTCAAATTTTTCTCTTGGTTCCCAAGTATCAAATAACTCATCTACTGCTTCAATTACTCTGTTACTCATTTTTACGGCGGTAAAACCTGCTTCATCACCTAAAGCCCACTCTCTACCTTTCTTACCTCTCTCATCTCTTTCTTCTGGGGATAAATCATATACCTTTCTAATTTGAGCCGCAGCATCTTCCGCAGTGCATCTATCATCCCAAATATAAGGTGTTTGAGGTGATCCTTGTAAAGATCGACTAGTTGGGAATACTGGAAATGCCCACTNACCATGTTTTTTATAAGTGCCTAAGTGGTTAGATGGGAAGTCTTTATCAAAATTAATCCATCCACCCTTTTTAACTCCAGGACCTTCATCTTCATCATACTCAAATCTCATTTGATCTTGCATTCCACCTGTTACATTAGCTATAATTGGTGTTCCTGTTAGCATTGCTTCAGTTAATGTTAACCCCCATCCTTCATTTGAAGTTAAAAGAATTTGAACATCAGATACATTATAAAGTAGATTTAATTCCTTGGTACTAATCTTGTTAGTTGAGAAATAAACAGCATTTGGATATTTTTCCCCAAATAGCAATTCCCTCACTGCTTCTAAATCAGTTCCATGATCACTTATAACTTCAGTGTGTAGTAGGAAAGAACATCTATCAGCTTTTTCTTTAGGTAATGTATCTAAAAACATTCTAAAAGCCATCATTGTATCAGGAATTTGTTTTCTTCTAATATTTCTTGAATTAAAGAACATTAGAAAATCAATTTCCCTATCTCCAAATATATTTTTCCTAATTTCATTAACCTCCTTAGAGTCTCTATCGAGTGGAAAATACATTTCATCATTTAAACCATGAGGAACATATTTAATAACTTTATTCTTAGCTTTATCACCTAATACGATTTCATTGATATTCTTCGTTTGCTTTGAAATTGCTAACAAAGCGTCACATGATTCATAGTATGCTTTATTATACAGTGGAGCTGGATAATCATCCCAAATATTTAAGTAAATAATAGGCATGTTTTTTCTAATTTCATTTTCAATTTGAAATAGCCAAGTAAAATACCTAGGATCCGTTATAATGAAGAGAGCATCTGGTTTCTCCATTTTAATTAATTCTCTAAGTAAATCTGGGTTACCATATCCATCAGTTGGATATAACATAACACTAGCATCATCTAAACCTGATTGAGTATTAGTATCAGAACTTAAATCAAAACGCTTGCCCTTATCTGGGTGTTTTATAGCTCCTGCTAATTGAACCCAATTGAAGTGTTGGGCTGTGTGTAAAACCATTTCTTTTGCAACTGTAGCAACTCCTGAATGAACTCTAATGTCATCACATATTAGGAGTATTTTCTTCCTGTCTTTTGGGGGAAGATACTTAAAATCTTTATTCATAAACTATTTTAATTTTAAATCGTGGTTAGTAACTGATCTTCTAAATTCTTCATTCGTCATATAAAGGTCAATTGCTCTTTCGGATAATTTTTGAAATGAAAACTTTCGTTTAATACATTCAATTTTAAATTCTTCCCATAGATCAATATCTATCTTTACACTTGTTAATTTTTTGTTTGACATTTTTTATTATTTTTGTTAATAGGTTTGATATACGTATGTACAGATTATTTAAGGTTAACACCTAATCCACATAGTTTTGGATTGTCTCTATAAGCACAAAAGGTACAATTCCATTTTGATGCATTAGGTTCCATAATTTTATCGGTATAAGTACTTCCTTCAAAACATTCTTCTATAAACTCATTTACTGCTTTCGTAGCCCTTGCAATTTTAATTTTACCTGAAGGTGGGGAGAATTCCTGCACACGTTTTTGTGGATATTCACCCTCAGTGTATACTTTTCTCCTAACAATTAAAAACTCAACACTAATACTTTCTTCAGGTACATCAAATTGCTCCGCAAAGTATTTTTTGTATAATATAAGTTGAAATTGCTTCTCCTCATCTTTCTTTGCATAATCCTTCCACCCATTAGTAGAAGTCTTAATATCGATGATTGTAAATGTATTAGTTGGTTCATGATACATAACAATATCCAAATAACCTAGGTAAAACACATTAGGATATTTAGGATTAGGAGCTATAGTTATTTTAGTTTCTATTCCTGCTAGAAACCATCCTCTCTTAGAAAAATACTTACCTCTATGTTTTTTTAAATAAGTTAGTATCTCAACACCATCCTCATAAAATTCCTGCAATTCACCTGGTTTTGAAAAATGTTCGTTGTTGTTTTTCTTCAACTCATCCATATAATGCTCTCGAATTTTATCCTTAAGCATTGTAAAAACATCCTCCTTATCCGCAGCTGCTCCACTTTTCTCATACATTACCTCTAAATAATACTGAAAGGTCTCATGAAACGCCTTCCCAAAAACAGTGTGGATGCTAGGCTTATAAAGCTTATGACCATCTCTATATTGTAAAGCCCACTGTTTCGGACACTTCTTCCACATTGAATACTGTGAATAAGAAATATTCTTCTGGAAAGCATAATTAATTTCATGAGGAGTATACTGTTGTATCTCTTTCAGTATTGGGGGTAATTTCTTAGCCATAACTTATTTTTGAAGTTCTATTAATTTATCTAGATATTGTTTGGCTTTTAAAAGATCTTCCACACCATTTTTATGTTTCCATCTTGTAACATACTTTACAATATTACCCTCAAAAAAATCCAGGTTATGAGAAAAAGCATAATCCCACATTTCAATTCCTTCATTATAATGTTTGGGGTGTTTTACATCACTCATTTCAATAACTTTTTAATTTCCTTCTTATCTTCACCTATTTCTTCCATTATGGAAGTCAATTCTTTTTTATCCAATATCTCAATGTACGAAGAAGCCTCGGCGCTTCCAACCTTAAAGTAGGAAGCTACCTTATCTACCAAATCTTTATTAGGTGCAAACATGCTCTTCTTTTTGATATATTTAAAATACCCTTTTCTCTTTGGTATCATCTCCTTGTAGAAATTATATATATCCTTCTTCATATTTGGCATTAAAGTCTGTGCGTAATTAGCGAGTTCAGTGTAGAATTCGTTAGTTGATATAAATCTATGAATCATATATGCATTGAAGTTATCCCAGTCTTTATCCGTAAACTCCTTAGCAGGGGTTTTAAACTCGGTTATTTCCTTTAACCAACAGAAGATATTATTTGTACGACCATTTGTACCCATATGCGGTTTTTTGTTTTTTAAGACAACAGGACGAGATGTTTGAGTTTGGAAAGCCTAATTCAATTTGAATTAATGATACACTCTCCCATTCTCTAACTATAC